TTCACGCTTTGAGACAGAGATTCGTTTAACCGATCTTGCATGGTTGGCTTGGCATAGTGAGACTCGCACACGCAAGACCAGTTTGAAGTTTGATCCTGATTGGATTAACACGGTCACTACGGTTGAAATCCGTGAGGAAGTTGAAGCCCCAAAAGCCGACTAGGTGACGATTCTGCACACTGGATCGTTGCCTATTTAGCGTGCGAGACAGGTATCGCACCAACAGCCTTGTTAGATGAAGGCGATGTGATGCTTCAAGCAATGCTCGACTATCTGACCAAGAAGGCTGAACGGGCTAATCGCAGGCGGTAGTAGTATCGGCATACTATGGGCATGAAAATTGAAGTTTATGGTGTGCGTGAAACGCTTGCAGAGTTGCGCAAATATGAGCGCACCGCATACAACACCATTGAACAGGATTTGAAGTTGTCAGCCAAGCCTGCAGCCGATGCTGTAGGGCGTGAGTTCCCTGTTGAACCGTTAGCAAATTGGCACACTTCTGGTGGGCGTAAAGGCAAAGCAAGGCTTCCTGAATACAACGGTGCTAAGGCGAAAAACAAAGTCCGTGTTGCCGTATCAACCAAGAAGCCAACTGGTATCGGACAGCATGGTCTGATCCGTTTACAACAGTCTGACGCTGGTGGTCAGGTGTATGACACTGCTGGATCGGTTACTGGCGGTGGGCGTGGTGCTGGCGCTACCGCAGGACAGAAGTTTGTTGCGAACCTTGATAAACATTTGAAGGTCAAGACTCGAGAGGGCAGATATCGTTCCCGTGTAATGTATCCAGCAACTGAAAAACATTTGCCACTAATTGAAAAAGCAGTTGAGGCTTCAATTCGCAAGATTGATGGCGATGTGCAGAAGCGATTGAACGGATAACCCATATGGCAGTTGGCGTAAACATAGTAAGCACCTTTGACAGCAAGGGAATTTCACGGGCAATAAAGGACTTTCAGAAAATCGAGGGCGCAGGAAATAAGGCAACCTTCGGTCTGCGTACCTTTGACAAGGGAATGACCAACACGCTTAAGACTGTTGGTAAACTTGCTGCTGGTGTCGCTGTCGCTGCAGGTGCTATTGGCTTCAAGTTGGCTTCGGCTGCTTACGAGTCACAGAAGGTGATGGCGCAGACGGAAGCAATCATCAAGGCTACTGGTGGGGCTGCTGGTATAACCGCAGGTCAGGTCAGCAAATTATCTGAAACCCTTTCTATGCAGATCGGTGTGGATGATGAGTTGATCCAGACTTCGGCAAACTTGTTGCTCACTTTTAAGCAGATACAGAATCAGGTTGGTGAGAACAACAACATCTTTGATCGTGCGGTTATTGCAGCACAGGACTTGGGGAGTGTGTTCGGTTCTGCTGACGCTGCAGCCCTGCAACTTGGCAAGGCTTTAAGCAACCCTGTGAAGGGTATTACAGCCCTCACCCGTTCAGGTATCAACTTCACAGACCAACAGAAAGAGCAGATCAAGACGCTTGTTGCTTCTGGGGATGTCTTGGGTGCGCAGAAAATCATTCTTGCTGAAATTGAAGCGCAGGTTGGTGGAACGGCTGCTGCAACAGCGACTGGTTTTGATCGCATGAGAATCGCTATTGGGAATGTGGCTGAGGAGTTTGGTGCAATTCTGATTCCATATATCGAGAAGTTTGCCAACTATGTCGTTCAGAAGGTTGTGCCATACCTGAGCAATCTTGCTGATGTGATTGGTGAAAAGGGGCTAGGTGCTGGTCTAAAGATATTGGCAGATGACTTGCTTACAGCGACAACCAATATGGGAACATTCGGGAATGTTGTGCTCGGTTTGACTGCAGCATTCGTTGCTTTGCGTTTAATCTCTATGGCAGCAACCATATCCATGACTCTTTTTAATGTTGCTTTATTTTCTAACCCGATTGGAATAGTCGTTGCAGCAGTAATTGCTCTAGGGGTTGCACTCGTTGCGCTTTACTTTAAGTTTGAGATCGTGCGAAAGGTGATCAACACGATTGCTCTGGTATTGAAAACTGCCTTCATGAATGTGATTGAGGCTGTATACAATGCTTTCGCAGTTCTTTACAACGGTATTGCTCAAGGCATTAACTTGCTTATCAAAGGTGCAAACCTATTCGGTGCGAACATCCCTGAAATTGAAATGCTCGGATATAAAGCATTTACAGTAATTGGAAACGCTGCTGAAACTGCTGGAAAGAAAATCGGTGCAAGCAAGAAATCGATAGACACTTACGGCTCACGCCTAGATGCTTTGGCTGCCAGTTTCAAGGGTGCAACTGGCGGTGGTGGCGGTGGTGGTTTTGGTGGTGGTATGGCAAAGGCTGTGGAAACTGCACAACAGAAATTGCAGAAATATATTGATGCGTTGAAGGGGATGAGTTCGGCACAGAAGGCTGCCCGTGATGCAGACAAGTCTTTGATGAAGTCACGCACCAGTTTGGCTGAGGCAACCACGAAACTGACTGATGCGCAAGCGTATTTCAATCAGGTTGTTGCTGGTTATGGTGCGAACAGTAAGCAGGCGAAGGATCGACAGTTGGCTTTGCGCAAGGCGCAGGGGGCTGTTGAGCGTGCTGGTTACGATGTTGAGAGTTCAGTGTTTGCTGTTACTAAGGCTGAACAAGAGTTGGCTGCAGTTCGTCTTGATCCTGAATCGTCTGCGCAGGCTATTCGTGAATCTGAGATTGCTTTGGCTGAAGCAAAACTGGCTGTTAAGGATGCAACTGAATCGCAGGTTGAGGCAACGGATGCGCTCACCGAAGCAGAGACATTGTTGGATGAAACTATTAAGGGTGCGAAGGAAGGCAGTGATGCTTACACGGAAGCACTTGACAAACTCAATGACGCTAAGAAGGCACAGGTTGATGCTACTGATGCGGTGACGGAAGCGTTGGAGCGCCAGACTCAAGCGGTTGACAAGTTGCGTGAGGCTGAGGAGAAAGCACAAGAAGCACGAACAGGTGTCAAGGCTGGTGCTGCTACGGCTGCAGAAGCAGAAGTTGGTGTTGCACCACCACCTGTAGCAACGGCTGGTGGCTTTGGTTCGTTTATGGAAGCGGTGCGTGGCATACATCCAAATTCATCTGCATTGAAATCAAGCACTCCTGTTACGGATGCTCGCAAGCAGTTCCCAAAACTTTATGCCGAATACAAGGCTAAGGGTCTGGCTATGGCACAGGGTGGAATCGTTACAAAGCCAACACAACTGCTCGCAGGTGAGGCAGGTGCGGAAGCAATTATTCCACTAGATAAGTTGCAGTCAGGTATGACTATCAATGTCACAATCAATGCTGGCATGGGTACTGATCCAGCGAAACTTGGTGATGAAATCGTTGATGTGCTGACTCGATACCAACGCAGGAATGGTGCGCTACCACTGAAGGTCGCTTGATATGACAACAACAATGGCATGGGGTGAACAGATCACTGTTCTCATGGAGTTAGGTTTTGAAGTCAATGTTTTCACTTTGGACTCTGCTGAGGATGGTGTATTAGATACTGACTATTTGGGTGGAACTCTGGTCGGTGATGATGTTTCGCAGTATGCGCAAGAGGTTTCTATTTCACGGGGTCGCTCCGACCAGTTGCAGAACTTTAACGCTGGTACTTGCAGTGTTCGTTTGTTGAACCGTGATCGCAGGTTTGACCCAATCAACGAGGATTCACCTTATTGGAACAGTGTCACAGGGAAATCTGGTGTTACTCCACGCAGAAAAGTAACGATTCTCTCTGGTGGTGTCAAACTGTTCACAGGGCGTATCACAGACATAGATGTTTCCTATGAGCCGAACAGACCGAATGCAACCAGTGAAAATAGTTATGTGACTATCACAGCGTCAGATGACTTTGTGTTGTTGGCAAACACTTTTACTGAGGATGCGATTACACCTAGCGAGGAGTTGTCTGGTACACGGGTTTCAGCAATTCTTGATTTGCCTGAAGTGAACTATCCTGCGACACGCAACATTGATGACGGAACAGCAACATTGGGTGGTGGAGCAACATTCTTGATAGATGCCAACAGCAATGTTCTTACCTATTTGCAACAAGTCGCTGCATCAGAACAAGGATTCTTTTATGTGGCTGCTAATGGTGATCTAACTTTTACTGACAGAATCACAGCCTCATTCGTTACGCCTAGCGCATACTTCTCTGACGCTGGAACAAACATTCCTTACACCAGCCTGTCTGTTATGTACGGTCAAGAGTTGCTGTACAACAAGATTGTATGCAGTAATCAAGGTGGCACAGAACAGGTTGCGAATGATTTAACTTCGCAAGCAAACTATGGTGTATCGACTTTGAACTTGTCTGGTCTGTTTCTTTCTACTGATGCTGCAGCGTTGGCGTTGGCAGAGGATTTGTTGAGCAATTACAAAGAACCTGAATATAGGTTTGACAAATTGCAGACCATATATAACCCTTTAGGCAGTACCGATCAGCAAACCCTAACGGCTTTAGATGTTGCTGATATCGTCAGCATCACACGCTCATATCCAACGGGCACACCAGCATCAGTGACCAAGAACTACAGCATCGAAAACATACGCCACATCATTACCCCTTCAGATCACAGGGTTGAATACGGTCTGGCTGTGGCTGATCTGGTGTATGCCCTGATACTTGATGATGCAGTATTTGGTACGCTCTCAACCACAAACGCACTCGCATAGAGTGTTACACTAGGAGGCACTATGGCAGGCGCAGGCGCAAAACTCTTTGTTAGTGGTGATGTTCTCACTGCAGCACAAGTCAATACTTACCTAATGGATCAGGCTGTTATGCGCTTCGCTAATGAGGCTGCAAGAACAGCAGCCTTTGGTGGTGCAGGAGAACCAGTTTTGGCTTCAGGCATGGTTTCATATTTGATTGATATTGCAAGCGTTCAGGTTTACAACGGTTCAGCATGGGTCGCTATTGGTGCTGGTGCTGATATTCTACAAGTACAAGTTTTCAGTTAAGGAGTAAGCGTGGCAACATTTACAAAGAACAAACTTTCTGGTTCAACTGATGGTTTGGGAATCAAAGTTACTGGCACTTCTACTGCTGCAACCGTGACGGTTCATACTGCTGTTGCTGGTACGACTGCTGGCGTGTTTGATGAGATTTGGATTTACGCAAACAACACTTCATCCAGTGCAGTGAAACTTACTTTGGAGTGGGGTACTGCTACGGCTGCTGATGGCAACATTGAACTGACTATTGCTGCTGAGGCAGGTTTAGTTCTTGTTGTTGCTGGTTTGATTTTGCAGAACGCAAAAGTTGTTAAGGCGTTTGCTGGTACTGCAGATGTTTTGTTGCTCACTGGTTTCGTCAATAGCATTACCGCATAGGCGGTAGTTTGTGACGCTTAGATGGGATACACGCAATAGGGCTGGTCAGTACACAAAGAACTGGATCAACCCTTCCATAACTATTGAATATCTGATTATCGCTGGTGGTGGTTCAGGCGGCGTTGGTGGTGGCGGTGCAGGCGGTTTCAGAAACTCTGTTATTGGAGAAACCACTGGTGGTGGCGGTAGTGCTGAACTTATTTCAGCAATTAGTGTTGGTGCTGGCACATACACAGTTGTCGTTGGTGCTGGTGGTACTGGTGTTCTTGATGGTAGAGGAACAAGCGGTTCTGATTCATCTTTTGTTTCTGTTACTTCAACTGGTGGCGGTGCTGGTGGATACTTTTCGGGAACTGATGACGGTTTAACTGGTGGTTCTGGTGGTGGTGGCGGTCACCAAGCAGGTGACGGTGGTACTGCATCTTCACCTACACAGGGTAAAAACGGTGGAACTACTACTGGTGCAAGTTTGGGTGCTTCTGGTGGTGGCGGTGCTTCTGCTGTGGGCGCAAGCGCAAATGCTTCTGTTGAAGGTGTTGCAGGTGGTGCAGGAATGGCATCATCTATTACAGGTTCATCTGTCACTAGGGCTGGTGGTGGTGGCGGTGGTGGGCGTTTCGCAACCAGTTCTGGTGGTGCTGGTGGTGGAGGTAATGGTGGTTCTGAAGGAACAGCACCACAGGCTGGGACAGCAAACACTGGTGGTGGTGGCGGTGGGCGCAACTATCAAAATAGTGCTACTGGTGGCAACGGTGGTTCGGGTGTAGTGATTTTCCGTTACCTAACAACAGACGCATCTTCTGCAGGTATCTCGGTTAGCGGTGGAACTGTAACTACTTCGGGTGGGTACACGATTCATTCGTTTACTTCGACTGGTTCAACGACTGTGACGGTGGGATAATGCGTGGCGGTAGAACAAAAGTCAGTCAGTATGTTGGCGCAAATAACAAAGCAAACTTGTTATCTGGTGGTGTTGAATCGTATGTTCAAGTTGGTGGGGTGCTATACAAGATTCTAACTTTTACATCAACAGGAACTTTGAGCGTCACCACTTTGGGTGCTGTGAACGCAGAGTATTTGGTTGTTGCTGGTGGTGGTGGTGGTGAAGCAGGTGGTGCTGGTGCTGGTGGATATCGCACTGGAACTTTGTCTTTACTTAGTGGAACATCTCACACGGTAACTGTTGGTGCTGGTGGTGCGGGTGGTATAAGTAATACAAATGGTTCTAATTCTGTTTTTGGTTCTATTACTTCTGCTGGTGGTGGCGCAGGTGGCGCAAACGGTACGGATGGTGACGCTGGTGGTTCTGGAGGTGGTGCAGGTTATTCAGGTGGTGGAACAAGAAATGGTGGTGCAGGAAACACACCTTCCACAACTCCAAGTCAAGGAAATAATGGTGGCAGCAATGCTGGGCAAACTGGTTCACCATATCCCGCTGGTGGCGGTGGTGGTGCTGGTGCTGTTGGTGCTAATGCTGCTAACTCAAGTACGGCTGGTGCAGGTGGTGCTGGTACTGCTTCATCAATAACAGGTTCATCTGTGACCCGTGCTGGCGGTGGCGGTGGTGGAGTTTATGCTGCTGGAACTGGCGGTGCTGGTGGTTCTGGTGGTGGCGGTGCTGGTGGTGCTGCTTCTGGTAATGGTGTTGCTGGAACAGCAAACACTGGTGGTGGTGGCGGTGGTGCTGGTGAAACTGGCACTGGAGGCAACGGTGGTTCAGGCATAGTAATAATCAGATACCCAATAGGATAAATAACATGGCACATTTTGCAGAAATAGATTCAAACAACACAGTTCTAAGAGTGATCGTGGTCGCTGATGAACATGAAGCCAACGGTGCTGAGTGGTGCAGTGATTTGCTTGGTGGAACATGGGTTCAAACCAGTTACAACCACAACATTCGCAAACAATACGCAGGTGTTGGTTTTGCTTATGATGCTGATGCTGATGTGTTTGTTGCGCCACAACCGTTTCCTTCTTGGTCTTTAGATAGCAACCATGACTGGCAAGCACCTACTCCTAAGCCTGAAGGCGATTGGATGTGGGATGAAAGCGAACTGTCATGGGTAGAAGTTCCCGTTGGCTGATCTTTCTCCCTGTAGCAATCTTTGCTCTGTTCGCACCACAACCTGCACAGGCATCACAAACAGGGCTGCTAGTTCGTGGTTATCAGATCACGGAGATACCACCAACTAAATCTGATCTTGCTTACCCTTTGTGCGGTAGCAGTGTTGAACCGTTTATTAATGCGACATGGGATTATGAGCAGAACTTGTTTGGTGATTGCGGTTGGGATTCGTTTATGTTGCACTACACGGGCTATCTGCAAATCCCTGAACATGACACCATTGAGTTTTGGATTGCGTCAGATGACGGTGGCACAGTCAAGATAGGAACAGAGGAGTTTGGTGTTTGGCAAGATCAGGGATGCAGCGCAACCGAGACAGGGCTGATTGATATTGCTGCTGGAACACAACCTTTAGATGCGTGGTTTTACGAGAACGGCGGTGGAACCTGCTTCATGCTCGCATGGAACATTGACAACACAGGGTGGGCGATTGTGCAACCAGAGTTCTTTACTTCTGAACCGTTGGTTCCTGCGACAACTTCCACGCTCGAGACAACAACAACAGAAGCAAGTACCACGACAACGGTGATGCCAACAAGCACCACAACAACATCTATTTACCTGCCAACCACAACGGCAGCACCACAAACAACATCAACAGTCCCAGAAACAACCTCATCTATTCAGTCCATTCCTCTACCTGTTGAAACAGTCGTGGTAACCACTTCAGAACCAGCCACAACAACCACGCAAGAACCCCTACCAGAAACAACGCTGACCACATACCCACAGGCTACAAGTCCGACAATCCCTGCCACTACAACACTCTTATTGCCCCCTGTGAGCCTTCCTAACGCCCCAGAAACCACCCTCCCTACCTATACACCCCCCGAAACTGGGGAGCCTTTGACGCAGGCAGAGTTCGTGGAAGCCCTAACAGCCTTGTCGGAAGCAACGCCAGATGAGGTGACACAAATTGTGGACACAATCCTTGCTAGTGAGGTCACATCTGATCAAGCAGAACAGTTGGTGGCAGCCGTAGAAGTTCTGTCTGCGATTACAGGCGAGCAGGCACAAGAGTTGTTTCAAGCAATCGAGCCAGCACAACTATCGGAATCAATGGCAGCCGTTATTTCTGATGCGATGAACGATCCTGCTGTGTCAGATGAAGTGAAAGAAGCCTTTGAGGAAACACTAAATATTTTCAGTAACGATGGTTTCGCAACCTATGTTCCGCTTGGCTCGAGTGTGAATGTTGCTGTGAGGCGCACGATTATTGCAGGCACTACAATTCTGGTTGCTCTACCGTCACCTGCACCTGCGAGGCGTAAATGAAACGACTACTTGATTATTTGATTGAGAACGCTTGGGTGTGGGCTGGAACAGGTTTAGTTCTGCTCACCCTCTCGGGGAGCACTCTCAACCAAGCCTTGTGGATAACTTGTCTGACGGTGCTAGTACACTTTCTGGCAACGATGCTAAAGAAAGGCGATCCCGAATGAAAAAAACTCAAGATGTCGCAGGAAGAATTGTTGCGTTGTTTCTTACTAATGCGCTGGGTGTAATTACAGGTGCGTCTGTTATTGCTCCAGAGTTGGAGATTTGGAAGGCTGCTGCACTTGCTGGTGCTGTTTCGGTGTTCAAGGTTGTCGAGTCTCTTGCCCGTGCAAGCGTGGATGGCAAACTCACTGCTGATGAAATTGATGCAGCGTTTGGTGCGACACCTGCAAAGATCGCAGCCAAGAAGGTTGCTAAGAAGGCTGCTAAATGAAACGCCCATATACGGGCAACAAAGATGGTGCTGCAGCAGGTGAGCATCCACAGTTGTCTGCGTTGATGAAAGAGTTGTTCAAGGCTTACAGTCCTGCGCTTTGGAATAATGGCAGTTGGGGTGTTCGCAATATGCGTGGCAAAGAGTCACTTTCGGTTCATGCAACGGGTCGGGCAGCCGACATCTCATGGAGAAACATGGGTGATGGAAAGCGTGGAGTTGCTAAGGGTGGGCGCAAGTATGCGACAGAAGCAATGGAATATTTGATCAAGAACGCTGATTCTTTAGGCATTGAAATGATTATTGACTATTTCCCTGCACCACACGGCAGAGCAGCCAAATGTGATCGTGATATGGCTTGGCTCAAATATGACAAAGACACGGTGCACGGAGCACCTTCGGGGGACTGGTTCCATGTGGAAGTTGATGGCAAGAAATCATCTGAACAGATCAAGGCTGTATTTGCACAGAATCCTCCAGCGAAGGTGATTGTTGGTGCATAAATGGATGCCAGTTCTGCTGCCATAGTTGTTGCTTGTATCACAACGCTTGGTGGCATTGTTGTTGGTTTCATGCAATCATTTAAGAAGGAGACAAAGGCTGCCAGATTAGAGAACCGTGAGGATCATGCTGTTGTGCAGATGCAACTAAAGATGATCTACAAGGGTCTCAATAAGGTTGATAACAAGTTAGAGAAACATATTCAAGATCACAGAGAAGGTGACTATGGGAAAACTGCTCAAGCAGATCGAGGCAACGCCAGTTAATACTGGTGGGAAACAATCAACAGTTGATTTGGCGATTCAATCAATGCAGGGTGAGGACAGGGCGGACTTGGTGTGCGCTTTGCGAAATTCAACGATTGCACCAACGGTTATTTCACAAGTATTAAAAGATAACGGTTATGAGGTCAGCCGTAACGCAATCCAGCGTTGGCGAAGCAGAGAAGGTATCTGATGAGTTTGGGTGATCAAATCAACAAGGCTGCGATGCAGGCAGAAGCAGAAACCGACAGCAAGGCTTGGGCGCAGATCGGTTTAGACGGTGGAGAATTATCTACTGGTGCGATGCCGACAGAACTGACAGGTGACTGGAACTCTGTGCTGCGCTCTTTTGGTCTTGACCCGAATGTATTTGAAGTTGTTGATGACACGGTGCGAATGTCTAAGTGGCAGTCCTCTAAGCGTTTAGAGAACGGTGATCGAGACTTGATTTGGCTGTACTCGTACAAGGCAAGGTTCAGGCGCAAGTCTTTAACGGTGTTGCCTGAGAGCGAAATTGATGAGATTAGAAAGTATGTCTCTAAATGGAAGCCGACACCTAAAGTTTTTTCAGAGTCTGATGGGCTGCCTTCCACCCTTGTTGTTTGTTGGGCTGACCAGCAGATAGGTAAGTCTGCTGGCGGTGGTGTTGATGCAACGGTTCAGCGCATATTGGATAGTTTTGATGCAACGGTTAATCGGGTGAAGGAGTTGCGGAAGTGTGGTCGGAATATCGAGCGCATAGCAATCGTGAACATGGGTGATCCTGTTGAGGGTTGTGATGGGAACTATGCGAGCCAGTTGTTTACTGTTGAGTTGACGCAACGCCAGCAGTTGTTGTTGGCTTTGGATTTGTGGGCGCAGGGTGTTCGGCGTTTGAGTTCGCTTGCCAATGAGTCGGAGTTCATTTCGGTTTTATGTAATCACGGTGAGTGGATGCGTAGGGGTGGAAAAAGCGTGACTACGGATTCCGATAACGCAGGTGGCTTTCTGACTGATGCTTTGCAGCGCATACTGGCTGGCAGACCTGAAGTAGAGAATATGAAATGGGTGATACCCCATGACGAGATGGTGACAACATCGATCCTGTCTGGCGTGAAGGTTGCTTTCACTCACGGACACAAGATCAGTGGCAAGGAAGTCGAGTGGCTGCGTGGGCAGTCCATCCGTGTGTTGCGTGAGGAAGGGCGTGAACCTGATATTTGGGTTACAGCGCACAAGCATCACTTGCAGGTGCAGGATTTCGGGGCTTGGTATCGTTTCCAATGCCCATCAAACGATGGTGGTTCTAAGTGGTACACCGATATGACAGGCAACTGGAGCACGGCTGGAACACTTACTTTTCTAGTCGGCAAACATGACCCTAAAGGCTGGTCGGATATGGCGGTGTTGTGATGGCAACCTTTGTTGAGATCGTTTGGCATGATGCGCACGCCGATACGAATACTTGGATTGAGAAAGATGAAATTGACACCAACCCGTGTGTGGTTGTGTCGTGTGGGATTTTGCTGCCTGATGCCAAAGCGGATCACATTGTGCTTTCGCAGTCACTGAATAGTTATGACCAGTATGACTGTGTTCTTTCTGTTCCTGTTGCGATGGTGCAGTCGATGCGTGTTTTGGGCAGTGGACTGGATGCGAACGAACATCTAGGGTAAGTCTGCCTTGAGTGTTCTCCTTCTCCGCTCAAGGCTTGGTTGAGCAGCCCTGCCCCCTAGTACGGGGTGGGGTTGTTCCCAAAGTCCCCCAATTCATGCTCAGAGGCTCCCTGTGCCCCTGTGTGCGCCCGAAACCGCCCTAATTCCCCATTCCTGCCTAATCGCCCCATACCCCCCTATTAGGGCAGAAATTGGGTGTTTGCTTTGCACCGCAGGATTCCCTATATTTGTGGCACGGGGAAATACCCCACGCTCAAGAGGAGGGCACATGCAAGTAGTAACGGAAACATTCTGGTCTGACCTAAATGGTCGGATCGTCTGCGAAAAGCACATCGGTTGCGAAGCAACCAGCAGGTTAGAAAAGCGCAAAACCGCCAAAACAATCACAACATCAATGACCAAGTGGTTCAAAATGACCGAAGCAGAAGCAACCGAGTTCTCCGAACTCGTAGGTCTTGACCACAGCATTTGCGAATCATGCAGGTACAGCGCATGAGCACCTATACCGATATTCACGGCAACATCGTTTGCTCAATCCATATGGATGCAAGCGTTATGAACCGCCACGATGAATGCAATGAGTGCCTAGACGATGCTCATGAAGCAGAAATACTTTCACGCTGATGGATGTGATGAAACTCACCAAAGTTAGAGCAGGTTCATACCATCATGGAAACTGGTGCACGATGCGTGTAGATACTGGGTCTTGGATTGTTTGGAATCTGCAAACACAAACTACAACTGCAAGAGAGTGCCCACGCACTCGTTGGTTCGTAAGTTTCGCTGATGCGAAAAAGTATCTTGCTGGAGTTGAGTGATGCCAAAAGGGAATGAACAGCGTTGGGTGTGCGTTGAGTGCGGTAACTCCATCACCACCTTTGTGAAGGTCAGCGAGTCTCCAGTATGCAGCAAACATCTGAAACCTGTGCGCATGGCAGAGGCATACAAGATCAAGTGGGGCGAGCAGAAGTGAAACCAACATTCGGTTCTTTGTTTGCTGGCGTTGGTGGTTTTGATATGGGCATGGAGCAGGCAGGTTGGGAATGCAAGTTTCAGGTTGAGTGGGATAAGCACTGTCGTAGCGTGCTGGATCGACACTGGTCGGATGTAGAGAAGTGGAGCGATATCCGAAATGTCAACGGGCGTTTTCTTCCACCAGTTGATTGCATTATCTTCGGCAGCCCATGTCAAGATTTATCTGTTGGTGGCAAGCGTGCAGGTTTAGAAGGCGAGCGTTCAGGTTTATTTCACGAAGCAATGAGAATCATCAAGGAGATGCGAGATGCAACAGGAGGAGTTTTTCCCCGATATTCAATATGGGAAAATGTCAAGGGAGCATTGTCAAGCAATAAAGGAAGGGATTTCGGAACAGCACTCAATGCAATGGTTGAATGTGGGGCAGTTCAACTTGAATGGGGAGTCTTGGATGCGAAATGGTTTGGAGTCCCCCAAAGACGCAAGCGAATCTTTGTTATCGGAATCTACGATCCTGCAGCCGCTAGAAAAAGTGGATCGGAAATATTATCTGTCGCAAGAAATGTGCAGTGGGATTCTGCGCAGGGCGAGCAGGCACGGAAAGAAACTGCCAGCGATACTCCACGAAGTTTTATCAAAGTTGTCAGGAGTGGAAAACGCTTAGACGATGGTTCGCTTCCTGCAGAGGTATGGCGTGAGGCAGAGACAGTGCCAACCTTGACGCAATTTGAATCAAGCGAAGCATTCGCCCACACGATTTTATTTCACAACTCGTACCGTGATGGCGTGCGATTGTTGGGTGAGCAAAGCATGACGCTTTCAGCAATCATGGGAACTGGCGGTGGCAACACGCCGATGCTCGCCAACGCTGAAGTAGTGCGAAGGCTCACACCTTTGGAATGCGAAAGGTTGATGGGATTCCCCGATGACCACACTCGTTGGACTGCCGAAGGCAAGGAACAGACCGATGGGCATCGATACAAGCAATGTGGGAACGCTGTGGTTACCCCTGTGGC